AGAAGCTCGGTTGGGCCAAGTACTATGAACACGTGCCCTATATATCTACTATTCTTAACGGCGTCCAGCCACCTACAATGCCTCAGGCGCTAGAGGATAAGCTCCGGCTTATGTTCCACAAGATACAAGCTCCTTTTGAGAAACATAAACCAGTAAACAGAAAGAATTTTTTGAGTTATAGTTTTTGTCTATATAAGATGTGTGAGTTGCTCGGAGAGGATGCGTTTTTGCCGTGTTTCCCGCTACTCAAGTCTAAAGAGAAGCTCTACGTACAGGACCAAATATGGAAAAAGATTTGCGAAGAGCTACAATGGGAATTTATAAAAACGTGAATTAACAGTCGATTTGTTCCGGAACAGGCGCAACGGGTTTGTCGCGCGCGATGGCTTCAAACTCGAGAGGTCCCTTCTTGTCCGGGAAGTTGATGAGGTACCCTTCATTTAAATCCAAAAGCTGGAGATAATTCTGGGTCTGAATTCGGTAAGTCTCATTGAGTTTGCTTACCGACTTGAGCTCTATGACCGCCTTGCGATCCACGATGAGGTCGGCTCGGACGTGGCCGACGTTCTGACCTGCGTAATACACGGGCACTATGCGCTCGGTCTCATAGTACACGCCAAGTGAGCGCAGAGCCACCTCAAAGGCACAGTGGTACACAGACTCGGAGTAACCCGGTCCCAATGACGTCCAGATGTCATCTGCGGTTTTGCGGAGAACAAACTCCATGACCCCTGATTGGAAAGGAATGTTATCCTTTAGAAGGGATGTTTTGGATAGGACACTTGGTGACGTCACGACTTTACTTTGGAGAGTTAGGGTTGGAAGACGCTTTTTGGGCGATAGCCCCTGACCTGCCCATGGCACTTTTTTTGTCACCCGGGGGGGCGTTCGTGGATCCGAACACGCCTTGGCGGGAGATAAAAAACTGGTATTCCTATACATATTTTTATAAGCTACCACACTCTTTATGGTTTCTAATTTTGATTCGAAATTCAAGAGCCAGAAATATTTACATGTTCCATATCCTCATGGACCTCTTGAGTCACACGGGTGAGTGGTCTATCGAACCTTTTTATCCCATGGGTCCGGCGATCCACGGAATTTGGGACCCTGTTGTGTGGGTCTAACGGTTCATGATGGCCATTTGTGCTACGCGGTTTGTTGAAATCATGGGTCTGTTACGGGAAGTTAACAACATTTCCATCATCCGCGTCTGTTGGGCCAGCTGTTTTTCAACAAGAGCCATCTGTTCCTTTTGAGTTTGGCGGGCCATACGGGCTTCACCGTACCGTAAAATACTGGAAACAAGATACGTCACGATGAACATGGCGACTATGAATTGTCCATAGGCCGATGCTGTAAACTGGCTCAGTGCCACGGCCGTAGTTGCGGTTCCTGAACCGGTCGCAAGCGCGGTAGTCAACAGAGCACCCTGCTGGGCAACCTGAGCCGCAGCCGATTTTTCCTTTAGTTTAAACGCATCGTACCAGTGACCATTGCGAGTAGTTTTAGGAACCGCCACCGTCTTTCCCGGTCCGTAACCAGCCGCTCCGGCAAAGTTGACCATGGCGCCAACCGGCCGCGTCGCGACAATGAGCAAAAGAGCAAACAGTGTAAGCCCCATGCGGCCCTTGCGATAGAACGTCATGGGTGTCGTCGAACGCAGCGCCCCACGGGCCTGAGTCCTGGTCATTCCCAGTATACTCTCCTTGTTAAGGGAAATGCGACCCGGGGCGCTTGTAGCGCGTCTAGAAACCGCGACGCGGCTTCTGGAGGTGCGTGAACCACGCATTTCCTTGAGTGAAACCATTAACATTATAGTTTATTTTTTTTACCGCCCTGAAAGTTCCCTGTAAAAGTTTATATTCAGGGTTTTCAGCATATTGATGTTGGAACGTCTTCCCGTATCACCGGCACTGAAATACGCAAAAGTATTCTCATTGAAAATTCCCGGAGTTCCACGACGGGCGTAGTTTTCAGCCGCACTCGCACGGGTTCTGGCACCCATGTGCTTTGACCGACCGAAATCTATAATTTTCACGTTTTTCACCTGACCCGTGCCCTTGTTGACGATGACGTATGCGTTTTCCCAGTGAAGATTCGAATGGGAAACGCCGAGTCGGTGCATGGCCATCACCTTGTTATAAATCATCTTGTAAGTGGGCATATTAATCTTCCGTCCTGGCTGACTGTTAACATAGTTGTTGACGCTCATGAAATTGTTGGTAGGGCTCTGCTTCAGATGATTCATCACGTGAATTGCAATCTTGTTCACGTTGTTTCTGTTTTTGAAAATCTTGGACGCCAATTCACGATTAATATTGATAACCTTGTAGTTTCTGCTCCGCGGGGCGATTCCCTGTGATCCCAGAAGGGTCTGGAATCTCTTTTCAGCGTTGCTATTACCCGAGTAAGGGGTGACCTTGACCACCACATTCGCGCGGCTCGTGGAAAAGACGGCGCCATTCGCAGATGGGGTCCCTATCCGCTTCAGGATTTTTCCGTAATTCCATTCTGGAATTTTGTTATGAATTGTGTAATGGAGTGCACGGGCGTCCGGTTTCTGGGAACGTGCCCACTCGGGGAGGACGTAGGACTTGGCCGCACTTAACATTTGTATTTACTCAGAAATTAACGACGTCCGAAAGACTTGGCGTACTTGGTGCGGATCCACATGGCATCCTGCTTGTAGATGCGGGACGCGCGGGGCAGGGTCCGCTTGGTCAGGGTGCTGATGGCGACCAGACGGCGCATGACGGCAAGGGGCTTCTCACCCTTGCTGATGCCCATGCTGAGCGCCTTGTGGCGGTTGGTCTTCGCCTCGACTGGGTGGTACCCGTACTTGGTGAGCATACCGCCCTTGAGCTTGCCAATAACCTTGGTGCTCTTACCCGCGGCACCGACGTCCTTGGCGGGAACGGCCGACACGCGGCTCAGACCCGTCTTGCGAACGTAAGAGTAGGAGGCGCGACCCTTGGTCGCCCGGACACGGACGACGCGGCGGGTCACACGACGGACGTGGCTGGAACGCAGGTCAGACTTCATTTACCAAGTGTCAAGAAAAATTAGTGGCGTGGCCCTTCATGAACATTCGAAGCTTCCCGTCATTTGACGCACCAAAATCAAACACATCCTGGTCACCCAGATCTAGGTCGAGAGTCGGGAGCTCATACACGGCTCTCAATTTCATAGTAGAATAGAGAATCCCCGTTGCATAAGACTTGAGGTCCGTGACGGGCGCCGGCCGCGACCACCCGAGCTTCATGGCGAGTACGTCGGTCCGTCCCAAAAAGGGCCCAGAGGGTGTGGTCTCGGCCGCACCACCATCTATATATGTCCACTCTCCGATTTTTACAGTTGAAAATAGAAAGGGAATTGCGATGGTCGCACTGACCGCGTCTATGACGCTCATTTTTGGAGTGGAATTAATAGAAAAATAATCAGTCTTCATCAAGTCCACACAGTAGGCGGATACGTGGAACTTGATGGGATACCAAGCGTATAGCTCCTCGAAGGTGACGTCTGGCCTACCCATGAATTTTGTACAAGCGTCAGACAGAATCTTTCGAATTTTATTTGGAGATACGAGACCGTAATTCTTCATGAAGTTTTTCAAATTTGGTTTCATTACCTGTTTCACGGGTACGCCGAGTGAATAATCGAGGACTTTGGGAATGTCCCCTTTCGTCGCGAGAAACAGAAAGGACAAGAGGCCACCGGCTGACGCACCTGAGATTTCCTCAAGATCATCAAGCCGGCCTTCTTGTTTGAGTTTCGATAGAACTCCTAAATAAAGGAAGAAGCCCATGGCTCCAGGACCGATGGATAGGCATCGGACCATTCTATGATTTTAATTTAATAATACTGGGGGAACTGACCGCGCAGAAGGGCGAACAGCATGGCGAACACCAGGGTGTGTGCGCCCACAGCCATTGGCGAAGACTGGCCGGACATGAACAGACCGGCGTTCTTGGGTGGGATCGTCAGCAGCAGACCTGGGGTCAGCAGCACGAACAGCAGAGCTGGCACGAACAGGTCGGCCGTGGTCAGGCTGATCTTCAGCACAAACTTGGCAATCGCCCAGTAAACCAGGGACAGGACCAGGGCGTGGAAGACGGCCTGAACCAGCAGACCGGCACCAGGTGGCAGGGACAGGAGCATGCCTGGGCTCAGCACGGCGAACAGGACTGCGGGGATGAGAACCTTGGGGGCGGTAACGTCGAACATCTTTACAAATATCCAATATATTTTTCAGCCCACCCGAAAAAGTTCTCAGCCTGGACCCTGTCTGAAATGACCGGGAGATTACTGATGAGGTTCCACATCTCGAAGTGGGACTTGGCCGACTCGTGCTCCTGGTACCACCGGCTTGAGTCGAGAACGAGCTCGACGAACTTCGGGTACGTGGCGCGGACGGTCATGTAACGCGACTCGGCATATTCGCGGATCTTCATCCAACCATCGAGGAGTTCCTGGGAGTACATGTCCTGCCAGTCTTCTGGATGGAGTTCGGTATCGAAATCGTCCGATCCGTCCGAATCGTATGCGTTGCCGTCGTAATTATACGCGTCACGCGAGTACTCATCGTTAAGGCCCATTATGATTTAACTTGTGTTACAAACGCCCCTGGCCTCTAAGCCTCGAGAAGGGCCTTCAGCCCCGTCACCATGACGCCGTCAGATTCCTTGGTTGGCGCAGCGTCCAAAATGGCCTGGAACGCCCCCTCGACCTGAGCCTCATTTCCACCAAAAAAGGTGCCCAGACCCTTCTTTATGACATCCTTGGTCAGAGACCCCTTGGTCGTTTTTGTTTTAAAATTCACCTTCACCTTGTCGTGAACCTTCACGGTATCAATCTCGTTTTCCTTCATATGACGCGTCACAAACTGGCGAAGATCCTTCTCGCGTCCGTTGAGGACGCTGAGATCTTTGCGAGCTGCGGCCAACTGGGCCTTGAGGGCGACCCACTCGGTCATGGCTGCTTTAAAGTCCATTTAGTATGTGCAAAGCACTTATTTACGCGTAGCTAACGCGCGGAGTTTCTTCACTGGAACTCGGGTGAAATCTCAAACTTGGGGCGCATGGTGTCGGGGGCGATCGTGCTGAGGTTGAAGATGCTGACTGGGGTGCGGGGGTTGATTGGCTCGGAACGGAACTGCTGGTTGGCGTTGCGCAGAACGCCGCCGACCGTCTCTGGGTAACCAATCTGGCTGCGTGGGTCCAGGTAGTTCTGACCGCTCAGAATCTTGTCTGGGCTGAACTGACCAAAGTCCTCCGTCTGAACAACCTCACGGGGAATAAGGCTGGCGGACGACACGTCACCCTCGAAGGCGGTGGTGGGCACGGCGGCGGCTGGCGAACCACCGAGGTCCGCACCCATGATGCCACCGTTCTTTGCTGGGTGAAAGCCGCTGGCCTTGGGGGCGAACAGCATGAAAAGAATGACTGCGACCAGGAGCAGAATTGCCAGTCCCTTGCGATCCATATTATTAATAGTTACCGATAATTTTTTTGGGCTGGAGGATCAAGGTCAAGTCCGAAGGACTTGGGTGGAGGGGACGGAGGACAGTCGCTCCGCGACTGGGGCTAATCCAGATAATCGGCCGGGTCATCGTCGACCTCGTCGGCCGGCTCGTCCGAGAAAAGGTAATCCTTGGGGAGCTCGGGGGTCTTGGGTGCCGCCCGGACGCGCACCTGGAGAATCCGCCAGATGGGACCGAACGACTTTTTCAGGAACCACAGACCAGACAGCTCGAGCACCACATCGCACGACGTCTCGGGCTGGATATCCTGGAGCTCGACTGGATTCTTGCGAGTGTCGAACGCAAGGGTCGCCACCTGACCCTTGACCGTTGCGAGGGACGCGCCGAGCACGCCGTCAGTCACGCTCTCCTGCCACGCGTTCTGGATGGTCTCGTCGCTCAGGTCCTTACCGAACCACTCCTGCTTCG